AGCAGGCAATGTCGTTGCTCCACCAGGTATTACAAATTTATAATAGCTAAATGTTTGTTCCCAACTTTGAGCAGAAAATGTATGTTGGAATCCATTATAGGTAATATCTCTTTTAAGCCAGTATTTAACATGATTAATTTTAACGTAATTTATTTTACCGTTAAAAGTACCACTTGGATCAAAAGTTAATTGTTGTGTTGATACGCATACTATTCTTTCATAGTATTCTCCTGTTGTCGTAATACTAAATGTATCACCTCCCATTTTTAAAACTAATGTACCACTTGTAACCTCTATACCAAAAGATACATAATAAGTAGCACTATTTATTGGAGTAAAATTAGTATAAACTAAATCACCTATTGCATTTGTAGCACTTGCATAACCAAGAGCTGCACCACCTCCATCTGAAAAAGTCCATCCACTACCTAATGTCCATGTAGTTATTTCTGGTGATCGGTTAGCCGTACGAAAATCTATTAATGGTACTACAATAGGTCTTAATTCAATGACAAAAGAACCTTCTACTATGTGCTCTGCAATGGTACTTGATCCTACTTGACTATCCCTATATTTCATTACAGATGTAAATGTTATAGTAGCCTGATCATTATTATAATCAAGATCTTTAGAATTAAAAAACTCTGTGTTTAAATTATTGAATATTTTACCACTAAGTAAATTTACCGATGCTATATGTTCATACTCAATATCCAAATCTTTTATATGTCCATAATATCCCCACTTACCACCACTAAATCTTAGCATTTTATTTGTGCCAGAATAATTGTCATTTTCAATACTTGATTGAAAACTACTTTGTTGTAATAAAGTTGATGTTAAATAATATATATTAATAGTTACAGCTGAATCTAAATAGGTATTAGGCTGAACCATAAAAAACTTTCTGTCTGAAAAAAAGAATCTTAAACCAAGAGGTACCATGATTCTTTTTAAGACATCATAACACTTCATGTAAGTGTAATTACCTTTATTGTCAATAGTATAAAATACTTTATGATTAACTCTCATTCTAAGCAATGGATCTATTGTCGTTGCATAAGTCCAGCTATCTTCATGCCATTGGAATGCACTTGCTAATACTCCTACATTAGTACCGTATAATGATTGAACGTAGGTAAGTTTTTGTAAACAATTATTTACATGATTTATAATAGTATCATCACCCTGAAAAATATCACTTCCTTCTGGCTTATAATCAATACCTTTTAACCATCCTATGCCATCAATAGCATTTATGGTATAATTATACCCCATCTCTAAAGGGATATCGTCAAATTCTATTAAGTCAGCAAGAATATAACCATACCAATAAAAGTTAGCTGTATTTGAAGTGTCATAAGCCGTTAATTGGATGGTAAATCTTCCCTCTGGTGCAGTTAAAAAATCAGTTAATAATTGTTGTTTTTGCTCTGTATCTATTATTATACTAAACTTAAAATTACTACCAATAATAGGTGCATATCTTTCCAAGCCATTTTCAACATCTGCTTGCCATTCTATTTGACCGCTTGTGACATCTACATCATAAGTAGCTCCAGAAAAATCAGTATCATCAATTACAAGATAATATTTACGACCTTTTTCTGAATAAAATGTAGATGTGTACCTTGCTGCCATTATCTTATTCTTGTATTAATATTTTTTGCCTTTTCCATAATGACAAGTAAATCACTTCCTGCTACTCTGGTAGTTAATATATAAGGTGATCCTCCACCATCTAACATTCCTTTTAACTTGGATAAAGGTGCAATTACCTCCGGATCAACTCTTGCGTTTCGGTTATCTCCTACCATTGCCATTGTCGGTGCATAAGCAAGACCGCCTTGTGCAAGTTTAGGAGGAGCAACCTTATTTAACAAAGTATTAAACAATACTGCTGCACCGGCACCAGCAGCACCTGCAACCGCTAAAGCACCAGGCCCTAATGTTTTACTCAAAGGTCCGGATAATATACCTCTTACTATACCAGCTACACCTTCTTTTATGTATGATGAAATTACCATTCTTGCAGCCTGTATGGCAGCACTACCCAACTTCTTCATGTCTGTCTCACCTTGCATTGCCATGACTGAAAAGGCATCGGTAGCTGCAATTAAAGCACTTGTTACAGTATTTCCAAAACTCATCATTTGTGTTTCAACACCTACAAAAGAATTTTTAACATCCTCATTTGTTTGTTTTAATCTTTCATTACTTGCAGATGCTGTATTTAATTTAATTGCTAATAAATCTAATGTAGGTAACATATTTGTTATACCTGTTGATTGTGCAGTAATAGCAGCTACTGGAGTTGCACTTGGTACTCCTCCCGTTCCTCCTCCTGTCGGTGCGCCACCATCACCAAATACTAATTCGCCTGTTCCTTCTGTTCCACCTCCACCTGTACCTTTGCCAGGTGCAGCCATGAATAGGCTTTTAAACTTGCCTTTAAGACTGTCAACTGTTTCACCTATGGTTTTAAACTCCGCTGCAACTACTCTTTGTTCTTCCTGGTACTTTGTCATGCCTGACAAATCAAACAAATCTAATCCTAATGCTTTTTGTAAACTATCTAATTTACCTAATACAAAAGTAACTCCTTGCATGACAGAGTTCTTTATATTTATCCAAATGTTTTTAAATCTATCACTAAATGCTTGCCAGTTATCATAAACATATAAGGCAATAGCACCAACCGCAGCAATGGCTAAAGTAACACCAAGTATAGCAGGATTAGCAAGTATTTTTGCAAAGGCACCGGTTATTACAGTAGATAATTTTTTTACTGTATCCATTATTAATCTTGTAGTGCCTATTAATGCTCCAAAGGTAGATATTAATTTACCTACTATAAAAATAGCAGGCCCTATTGCAGCAACTAATAAACCAGCCTTAACAATAAAGCCTTGTGTCTCCGGATTAAGTGATTTAAAACCATCTACTAATCTTTGTAATCCTACGCTCAATGCTGCGGCAACTGCCTCTAAATTTAATGTTTCATTTATTGCTTTACCTAACTCTGCTAATGATGCGCCTACGTTATCTTTTAAATTATCAAATGTATTTGCTAAACCTCCATTAGCCCTTTCTAAATTACCTAAGGCACCAACAGACCTTTTTATGAATTCTTCACTACTTATGCCTAACTCCCTAATTCCTTCGGCCGTCACTACGCCAAATTCTTCTTTCATTACTCTCGCAAACTCTGGAAGCCTTTCTTTTATCTGATTTAAATCTTCCTGCGTAACTTTTCCAACCGCGCTTATCTGTGACAGTGCCAATACTACTCCATCAAATTGTTCTGCTCCACCTCCTGCCCTGGCAACGGCATTGCCAAATTGTGTTATAGTTTCCCTGGCTGCGTCGGCATTCATCCCTACACTTTGTAAAGAGGCAGAGGCTTTGACAACTTCGGGAAGGGCAAGGCCTGGAGACTCGGCAACTTTGCGGAGCTTTTCCATTTCAACTGCCGCATCTGTACTACTTCCCATAATGGCTATTAAACCATTTTGTAGTTTTTCAATGTCAGCAAAAGATTTTAAGGAAGCAGCACCAAGTCCTATAATAGGTAAAGTAAGCGATTGTGTAAGCGTAGTGCCAATGTTTTGCATCTTACCGCCAAACCTTGACATACTACGCTCTACCTTGCCAAGTTCTTTGTCAAGATCAGATACATCAATGCCAAGTTTTAAATTCAGTTTACCTAATGCCATTATGTTTCTTTATCCCATTTGTCAAATATTGACTTATCATTATTTGTCAAACTTCTGTTAGTATCTTTCTTAATAGGATTCTCCCAGGGAAATTCTATTAAATCTTTTGGCTTTAAACTTTTACCTTTTGCCGTGTGAACATTTAAAAGTAAAGTTGTTTGCCATCTAATTCGTTCCCACTGTGTTTGCTCCTGTTGTTCAAAGTGATTGTTATAACCTTGCATAGCTATAACAACTTCCTTTAAACTCATTTCATAGTATTGCGAAGGAGGAAATCTTAAAACTCCGAAACAAAAGCGCTCGATGTATTCAAGAGTGAGCTCTCCTCCTTCGCCACTACGTTTTTTTGGCTCTCATCTTCTGGTGGTGAAATCTCATTTGAAATCATTTCCATTATGCGAGCTATTCCTCCCATGTCTGTATCTACCAAGTCGCAGAATGATTGTAAAGTGTAAGGGCATTTCTCCCCCTTCGCTTTGTAACCATGCTCAACACCGGTAAAGGCAAGTTCAAGGGCAAGTAAAAGATCTTCTCCTAAAAGGGAAAGGTCACTTAATTTAAGTTTCCTCTCCCTTAGAAATGTACCTAACACATACATACCAAATTT